TTCTATTAGGATATCTTAAATATTTAGATAATATATCTAGAGTAATCGAGGTTTCGGATGACAAAATTAAAAAAACAGACATTAAGGGTTCATTTGAAGGTGATGATGAAGTAGGGCATTTTTTCCAAACAATTAAACAAATTCAAGAAGTTCTTAATGATTTTAACATTAAAAAAATCTAAGAATAAATGGATTACATAATTGAGAGGAATAAAAGAGAAAGAAAGGGAAGAGTATACTTTACTAAAGAAACAGAAGCAGCTATAGTAAAATATAATAGTTTAGATGCTATTAAAGATGCTGAAGAAAGAAGTGATACATATCAAGAACACATACATTATCCCTTTTATAAACTTACTCAAAATATAATCCATACATTTAAATTTTATTATACGGAAGTTGAAAATTTAGAAGATTTACAACATGAGTTAATAACATTTTTATTATCTAAAATTCATAAATTTGATCCTACTAATGGAGCTAAAGCCTATTCATATTTTGGTACAATTGTAAAAAGATGGTTAATAGTATATAATACTAAAAACTATGGTAAAAAAATAAAGAATATTCAAATTAATGATTTAGCTAATTACTCAAATTTAGACTCAGCAGAACCTGGTTTTATTGCATCCCAAAAGATGGAGGATTCTATGGAAAAGGTTACCGAAAAAGTATTTGAAGGAGATGAATTATCAAATAAGGGATATAAACATGAAGATAAATTATATATTTTTATAGATCAGTATGTTGAATATTGTACTAATAAAATATATGAAATATTTCCTAAAGGTAATGATGCCCAAATAGCAGATGCTATACTTGAACTATTTAGAAAAAGAGACCAAATAGATGTATTTAATAAAAAAGCACTTTATATCTATATTAGAGAAATGATTGATGTTAAAACACCGAAAATAACAAAAATATCAAATGTTTTACATAAAATATTTAAAGAAAAGTATATGTTCTATTTAGAACATGGATACTTCCCGGGCTCAAAAGTATAGGTTAGTTATATTTATAATAAAACTTATGAGCCAACTAGATTCAATTATTTTTGGAGAGAAAAAATTTTCTGATATTTTAGAAGAAATTTATCTTAACCAAAAGAAAAAATCGGAACAAGTAACAGCTTTAATATCTGAGTTAAAACCCTTAGTACAAGAGATAGGTGACGCTACTTTAATAGTACCATTAATAAAAGAGTATATGGAGATCGGTGTAAAAAATGATGATGCTCTAATTAAAATGGCTACTATTATTCAAAGAGCAGTTAATAGCTCTAGTGAAGATGGTGGGTTAGGAATAACTGAAGATGAAAAAGATGCTTTATTAGCCGAAATGGAAAAAATACAAATTAAGAAAGAAGACTAATGAGTGGTTTAGTTCAAAAGAAAGGATTAGCTTCCATTGCACCTGTACCAGGAGTAACTCAGGATAATTCTAATATTTTTGCAGTTAGGGTAAGACATATTATTCTAGATGAGACAACAGAAACAAAAGTATTTAATGAATACGGAGGTTGGAGTTCTATAGGTTGTATATTTTTTGATAAAATTAATGAACCAAACCCCAACCCTCAATTTACTACTGATAATTTTGCAAGACCACTTTTCCCTAACCAATCAGCTATACCTTTAAAAAATGAAATCGTATACGTTATGACTATGCCTAACAGCTCTATTCAAGAAAACGTAAATGAGGTTGATTATTATTACTTTCAATCTGTTAATATATGGGGTAGTACTCACCACAATGCTATTCCTAATCCTATAAATAATAATGATACTATCCCAGAATCACAAACACAAGACTATCAACAAACTGAAACGGGTAATGTAAGAAGAGTAACTGATGGAGGTACAGATATAGATTTAGGTGATACATTTGAAGAAAAATTAGAAGTAAGAAATTTATTACCTTATGAAGGTGATTACATTTATCAAGGTAGGTGGGGTAATACTATTAGATTAAGTTCTACTGTAACAGATGCTACTATACCTAATACTTGGTCTAGTACAGGAGAGGATGGTGATCCTATTATGATATTAAAAAATGGTCAACATGATGAAGATACAGAACCATGGGTACCCCAAGTTGAAGATATAAATACAGATTTATCAAGTATTTATTTAACATCAACTCAAACTTTACCCATTGATGTAGCTAGTAAAAATTATAACTCATACTTTTCATCCCCAGTAGCTACTGAGGTATTTGATAGTGAACAAGTAGTTATAAATTCTGGTAGAATATTATTTAATGCTAAAAGTGATAATATATTATTAAGTTCATTTGATACTATAAACTTAAATTCATTAAATAGTTTAAATGTAGATACACCTAAGACAATAATACAGTCAAGAGAAATATATTTAGGAGATAAATATGCAACTGAACCTGTAATATTAGGAAATACATTCTTAACTGATTTTGAAGATTTATTAAAAAAATTAGTAAAAATGTCTAAGTCATTAACTACACCAATTGCAGAATTTCCTCCTAAAAAACCAGTAGCAACATTAATACCTGATGCAATGGGAGTATTATTACAGTCACAAAAAATGATTGGTAGATTACGAAAATATAAATCCACAGTAAGCAAAAGTAAATAATGGGTTTAGAAAAATTAATAGGAAAACAAGTAGTTCAAATGATCAAAGACTCGGATAGGGTTTCTTCATCTGTACTTCAAATGAAAGAGAAATTACTAAAAGAATCATTAAATGTTTTAAAAAACGCAGGAATTGATCCTGCTGCTTTACCTTTTGACCCTATAGCTGTATTAAATGGTAATATTCCAAACCCAGATTCTTTATTAAATTCAGATACAATTTGCAGTATACCTCCAATTGCACCTAACAAAATACAAGCAGCTAATAATGCTATACAAAAAGCCCAAGGAGCATTTAGTGCTGTAATTGAAAATACAAATAAGTTAAAATCGGCATTAATTGATATTCAAGCTCCTTTAGGAACAATATCAACAACAGGAGAATCAGCAGCTGGTATAGTAGATTCTATTTCAAATGTAATTAAAATTATAAAAGCAATTCCAATCCCTACAGCATTTGGGGCACCAGCAGTAGCTTTACCTGTTAAAGTATTAACTATATTATCTAGTACCTTAATTAGATTAGATAAAATAGTAGCAATAGGTAAAGGAACAGTTAGTTTTGTTGCTCCAATGGTAAAAAGTGTATCTGGGGTTTTAAATCAAACTATATCGGCAGTAGGAACATTAGAGAAATCATTAGAACCTGCATTAACAATGTTATCATTAGTTAAATCTGTACTAGAATTAAGTGATCAATGTCCAAATATTCCAACAGAAGATATTCAAGCTGTAAAAGACGAAACCATTGGGGATTTAAATGAAGCTTTATTAGCATCTGGGGATTCATCTTTATTAGATGTAAATATAGATAATGAATTAGAATTATTAAATAGTTTTCCTTTTGAGTATAATGGTTTTTTATTAGAAATAGAAAATAATCCTGACAATTCATTTCCCTTCCCATCAAGAAGAATTAAAGCAACAAGAGATTTTGAAGCAAATCCTGATGAAAACACAGGCAGCATTTTTGTAAGAACTAAATTTAATACTCCACTAGCAGTAATAATTTTATTCAATGATCCTGGAGATTTAGATAGGTTTTCTTATTCAACTTCTTTATCTGTATTAGTAAAAGAAATGAAATTTAAAATAGATTTTTATCTTAAAGGAGTTAAAATGTTAGCATTACCAGCCGTAACAGAAGCAGAAACAGGAAAAGCAGCATCAGGAACACAAGCATATGTTGACAACAGACCAGGCCCTCAATTTATACCAGATGAGACACCAGGTGGGAGTGATGACCCTCCAAGTCCTACAGGTAGTGTAGATCCACCTCAACCACCAGCATATTATTTTTCAAATCCTAATGCCTTTACTGAAGCTACTCCTACAAGATTAACTGTATCAGGTTCATTTGTTGTTACTAGACCAGTTAAAATTAAAATGGAAACATATGGAGGTAGTTCTCCTTTAGAAGCAAATACAACAGCATTTTTAAGAATATATAAACAAGGTATTCCTGGCTACAGTTTTATGATGGAACAACAGTACGCAGATGATGGTATAATAGTAACAACCCAAAATAATCCTCAAGGATATTACACAAATTCAGGAGGCCCAAAACCAGAATATTGGCCTATCAACCCAGGTTTTGCTAATGGTACTGTAGCTAACAATTTAGGTATATTTCAATATGTGTTAGAATTAACAGACTATGTTGGCCAACCTAATGGAGCAGATGGGAACTCAGCACAATTTGAAATAGAAGCACAATAAAAACTTAATAATTTAATATTTATAAATAAAATGAAGACATCAGCATTAAAAACAATAATAAAAGAAGCCGTTAAAGAGGCTATTCAAGAAGAATTGAAGGAAATTTTATTGGAAGCTGTTAAAACTCCAAAAGTTATAACTCAACCAACTTACACTCCTCCAATAATGGAAAGTAAAGCTCCAATACCTTCACAAACACCAACGATGACTGCAGAATCAAAAAGAGCAGCATACGAAAACATACTAGGTAATACAGCAGGTCATTTTACAAGTAACAATGCTCAATCATTCCAACCACAAGTTGGTATGGATACAGCAAATGGTACTTTACCTCCTGGAGAAGTTGATATGAGTCAAATAGCAGGCTTAATGGGTAGCAAATAAAAAATAATGGCAAGAATAATACAGAGTAAAAATCCAATAGATCTTCAACCAAGTAGAGCGGTTGGGTTTGGTTTTCCATTAGATGGTGATGCTGTATTTATTCCGACATTTACAACAAGGGAACAAACAAAAGCAAATTTATTAAATTATTTGCTTACTAATAAAGGAGAAAGAGTATTTAGACCAAATTTTGGAGCTAATTTAAGAAATTTATTATTTGAAAATATACAAGATTCAACAATGGAAGATTTAGAATCTTCGATTCAATCAGATATAAGCTTCTTTTTTCCTAATGTAGTAGTTAAACAATTAAAATTTAATAATGACCCAGATAGAAATGAAATTAATTTTACTCTTACTTACCAAATTGTAAATATGGGAGTAGAAGATGATTTACAAATATTAATACAATAATGGCTAAACTAGAAAGAGATATAAGATATATTGATAGAGATTTTAATTCATTAAGATCCTCTTTAATTCAATATTCAAAAACATACTTCCCAAATACCTTTAATGACTTTACAGAAACATCAACTGGAATGTTATTTATGGAAATGGCAGCTTATGTAGGTGATGTATTATCTTTTTATTTAGATAATCAAATTCAAGAAACATTCATACAAAAAGCAAGACAGACTACTAACTTATATGCTTTAGCTTATTCTTTAGGTTATGTTCCTAAAATAACTACTGTATCAACAGTTGAAGTTGATTTTTTTCAACAAGTTCCAGCTATATTAAGTGGTAGTGTATATGCTCCAGATTTTGACTACTCTTTAATAATCCCAGAAAATACTCAAGTAACATCTAATTCTGATTCAACTCAAAGATTTTTAATAGAAGATGCTATTGATTTCTCTGCATCAAGTTCACTTGATCCTACTACAGTATCTGTTTACCAAGTATCAGGAATAAATCCAACATACTATCTATTAAAAAAGACAAGAAAGGCTATATCAGCTACTATTAATACAGAAACTTTTGCGTTCACAAATGCAATAAAATTTGATACAAGAACAATTAGATCAGCTAATATAATAGGTGTTTTAGATGTAGTTGATATTAATGGTAATACTTGGTATGAAGTTCCTAATTTAGCTCAAGAGAATGTATTTAATTCTATAAGAAATACAAATACAAATGACCCTAATTATGATGTAGATACAGAAGTACCTTACATATTGGAATTAAAAACAGTACAAAGAAGATTTGCAACTCGTTTTATGGACTCAGGTTCATTACAATTACAATTTGGTGCTGGTAGTACTAGATCTACAACAGAAGAAATTATACCAAACCCAGATAATGTAGGTTTAGGCCTACCATTTGAAAAAACTAAACTAACAACAGCATTTTCTCCTGTGAATTTTGTATTTACAAATACTTATGGAATTGCTCCTTATAATAACACTTTAACAGTAAGATATTTAACAGGAGGAGGAGCAAAAGCTAATGTTGAAGCTGGTTCTTTAACACAAATTGATGATACAAATATTGTATTTATTAATCCTAATTTAGCTAATACTACTTTAGCAAATCAAATATTCACATCAGTAGCTTCTAATAATACATTAGCAGCAGATGGAGGGATGGATGGTGATACAGTTGAAGAAATTAGACAAAATTCATTAGGTAACTTTCAAAACCAATTAAGGACTGTTACTACACAAGATTATTTAGTTAGAGCATTATCAATGCCTGCTAATTTAGGCGTTATAGCTAAGGCACATGCTCAACCTCAAAAAATAGGTGATTACCAAGCTGGTGAATTACCAACAGTATTAGATTTATTTATTTTATCTTATAATATAGATAAGCAATTAAGAACAGCTTCTTCATTATTAAAAAGAAACCTACAGACATATTTATCTGAATATAGAATGATTAATGATTCTATTAATATAAAGGATGCTTATATAATTAATATAGGAATTAATTTTGATATTATAGTTTCACCAAACTTTAATAATAGTGAAACAATTACTAAATGTATAGATTCATTAGCTAATTATTTTTTAATAGATAAGTGGCAAATAAATGAACCAATTTTATTAAAAGATTTATTTATATTATTAGATAAAGTACAGGGTGTACAAACAGTTCAAGATGTACAAGTTGTTAACTTAACAGGAGTAAGTTTAGGATATAGTGATTTTGCATATGATGTCGCTGGAGCTGAAATTGATAATGTAATTTATCCATCAATAGACCCAATGGTATTTGAAGTTAAATATCCAACTAAAGACATTAAAGGTAGAGTAGTACCATTATAATAAATAAGAATTATGGCAATATATAAAATTTTTCCTTCAAAAGATGCTACAATGTATACTATCTCTCAAAGTATGAATACTGGGTTAGATGAAATATTAGAAGCTTCAACTGCTATACAAGCTGCTTCACCACAAGTTAGTAGATATTTACTTGAATTTTCTCAAACAGAAATAAATAATTTTGTTGAAAAACACGTATCTGGATCAGGTGTTACTAGATTGATAATTAATGACACAGGTGTAGGTACAGGTGGAGAATTTTTATATGATCAAGATATGTCAGCGGGACCTACTTATCCAACATCATCAGATAGTATTTCAGGTCAAACACTTGCTGTAAATAATAATTTAGAATTTTCAATTGTTCCATCATCTTCATTTGCTGATGGTTATGGACAAAGATTTCTTGTAGGCTTACATAGTGGTTATTTTATC